CGAAAAACGACACACGATTGGCATCTGTTACGATACCAGTCGATGTCATGTTGTGTGATAAATAGTAGGTCCCAGTGCCGTAAATCAGCTGGCGATCCGCGCGGGTGTTTTCAGGGAAACATTTATAAAACTGAGAGAAAATTGGCACACTACCATAAGTTGTGAGCCCACTCTCGCGTATTTGTCCCATCCATTTGTCCATGACCTCCAGCGGCTGCAATGAGAAGCAATCTTTGCTAAGTGCATCCAACCTTCGAACCATGATCCACCGACCGTCTATGAAGCAGGGCTGCGTCTGACAGAACTCGATGTGCTCGAATTTGTCGACGATCCCTTCAACTTTCAACGTGAACCCCATGTCCTTGAACCATTCCATTGCCCCCTTAATCTTCCTATTGGCCTCCTCGAGTTGGCACCGTTTGTATGCAACACGTGATAGCAGTACGACACAATCGTCACCGTTGTCGACCACATTTACTTCTTCACGTGCCACAAGTCCGCAGTGATCAATGTAGTATGAGTAGAGCAGGCCACACATAATCAACTTGTTTCCAAGTGATGTGTTCATGTCGCCACTCATCCTCGCCCCATTGGTCTTATATTTTATCGTCTGCGGACGACCCGATTTGTCCTGTGTGTATATTGCCCCATTGTTCTTGATGGTTGAATTCAGCAGGAAGTCCAGCGATTCGCGTGATGTATCATTCTTGTAGATTTCGCGATAAGTACTGTGCTCCCACCGGAGTGCCTCTGCAGATATATGCTGATCAAACCGTGACAGGTCAAGAGACACTGCCACAGGATCGGTAATTTCATCCCAAGCTGAACGTAACATGGTTGCTATGCCCTCAGCATTTTGCCCGGAGACCACAGTTGGTCGTCCGAACACCTTGTCGATCGCTCGGTAGATTGCTTTCTCTGCAGGGCGTATAAAACACCCAAAAAGTAAGTTGAAGATGACCCCGCGTGGTTGGATCAGTCGTGGGCAGGGATCGGCTTTCTTGCCGGAAATTTTCTCTGCTTTGATGAACGACTTAACCTTCGTCTGACTCGGCGCCATGCCCTTGGTGAGATATTGGCTTGCAGCAGTGGCATAGCATTTCCGCTTGTGCTGCGGGGACGTCTCAACGAATTGACTGAGACTCATCCGCCAGACAGGCTTGATGTTCTGCCAAAGCTTCGACCTGAACTTCTCCATGCTAGTGAAAAAGTGG